AGGAGGTCGATTTCCGTGCCGAGGCGCTGGGTCGCCGCTTGGTAATCCTCGGCCGCACGCAAGGCGCCCTCGCCAAACGTCGCGCGGAGTTCTTCTGCCAGCTTGGGCAGCAAGTCCGTCGCCGCAACCTCGCCGTTCCGCAGCATCTTGTCCAATTCGGCGGTCGTCACGCCGATAGAACGGGCGGCAATCTGGAACGCACCCGGCAGCCGTTCGCCAAGCTGGCCGCGAAGTTCCTCGGCGGAGACATTGCCCTTCGAGATGATCTGCTCAATGGCCGTCAGTGCGCCGCCGGTCTGCTCAGCGGAGAGGCCCATCGCGGTGGACGCTTCGGCAATCGCGGTGAAAATGTCGCGCGCGCCTTGCCCTTCAAGGGTCGTGCCCTTGGCGGCGGCGCTGAGCTTGCCGAACTGCGTTGCGGTTGAAACCAGGTCAAGGCCGAGGCGGCTGGCCTCGTCCGATACGAACTTGAACGCGTCAGCCGCGCCGGCCGCAGAGCCGGTCGCGACGCGCAAGGTTCGCTCGATGCGGTCAAAAGCGTTGGCGGTTTCCAGAGACCGCTGGATGGTCTGAACGGAGGCGACCGTCGCGAGAAGGCCACCGATCAGCGGGGCGGCACGCCGCGCTGCTGCCCCCAAGCCGGCGACAGAGTTAGAGACCTTCGACGTAGACCGGCCCGCCTTATCGCCGGCTCGGTCAAGCTCGCCTAGCTTCCGCTCCGCCCGATCAAGCCCGGACGTGTCAACCTTGAACCCGATTTCTGCGAGGTCAGCCATTGCGGCGCTGCTCCATCTGGACACCAATCCATGCGGCGTCAATCTGCTTGATGGCCGTCACCTCCCACGGCATCGGGTCGCGGTCAGTCCTGCGAGCCCACGCGTCGATCGCCTCCCATGTGATCGGGTCGGCGCCCGTCATGCCGCACGAACGGCCCGCATGAAGCTCGCAGAACCAGTCCCAGACGTGAGCGCCGAGGTCGGGGAGGTCGGGCAACTCCTCCGACTCCGGCGGCTGCACGCCTTGGCGCTTTAGCTGCTCCCAGTGATCGGAAACAGTGGCGCCGCCTAGTTTCGTCGCCTGCTTGAAGTAGTGCTCGGCATAGGCGACGAGTTCGGCTGTCAACCAGAGAAAAAACGCGATCTGTCCCGGATGCCGGCTTCGATCTGCTCACGCAGCGCCGGCACCTGTTCGAGCACCTTGCGCACGTTGGCTTCGGTGCACTCGGGCGTTTCGCCGCCCATCTGGATATGCCAGTCCTTGATGCACTTGACCACGCGCTCAAGCTCGTTCGCTTCAAGCTGCTCGGCGGTCAGAGCGAGGCCACCGCGTGCACGTTGCGCGCGACCGATGTTGCGGTTGGTGATGTCTCGATCGACCTTGCGATAGTGCGCGGAGTCCATCCCGTAGACTTCGACCCACATCGGGGCGCTATCGTCGTCGGTCAGGGTCTCGCCGGTACGCGGGTCGTAAAGCTCAACCTTTGCAGTGTCTTGCGCTGCGCTAAAGGTGCCGAGGTCTGCCATGTCGGGTGTCTCCTGTCGGGTTTGGTGTCGGGAGCGGGGCGAGGGCGACCCGACGCGCCCTCGCCCCTACCTGAGCCGAGGCTCAGGGTTCGTTATCAGGCCGACCGAGTCAGCTTGATGTTGGTGCCTTCGCTGGAGTCGCGGAGCGCCGAGAACGGCAGCGAGAGAATGCGGCTCTGCTCGTCTGCGAGCGGGAGGTCGCCGCCGTTGTACTTCACGCGCGGGAAGTCGAACGTGTAGGTGTTGCCGGACGTGCTGTCGTCCAGCACCATTTGGAGGCTCGACTCCGTCTCGTTGACGAACTTGTTGTAAAGCGTCGAGTTCTCGAAGTACGCGGTTACGGTGCCCTCGACCACGGCGCGGCCGACTTCGAGTTGCGCGGCGGTCGCGGAACCAATGGCAAAGGCCGGCGCAAACGAGTTCGTCAGCGTGAAGTTCAGGCCGGTAACAATCGCGATGGGCGAGCCGCCCTCGCTGATCGAACCGGAGAACGAATCGAAAGGCTCGTTACTGCTCGATGCCGTCGGCGTCGGGTCGAGCGACGTGCCGGAAATGTCCGAGTCCTGACCGACCATCGAGAACGTCGTCTGCACCATCTGGTTCGGCGCGATGGACACGCTCATCTGCGAGACGGTCATGCCCGTGAACGTGCGGAACTGCGTCACGTCCGTGAGCCGGTCCTCAAGGGTCAGGTATTGCGGCGTAGTGCCGACGGTCAGAGACGATGCGCCCGATGTCGAGAACGTGTTCAGGAACGCGCACTCGAACAGGTCGTCGTAGTCGTCCGCGCGCGCGTCCACGGTGATATCGCCCGCCGCGTTCCGGTTGCCGTGGCGATCGACGCGCGGCATCCGGTCTTCCTGAATCTCGTTGCCCTGCACGCGCTGCTTGACAAGGTTGAGCGAATGCGTATTAATGGGCAGCGTGATCATGGCGGGCGAGCCCGGCGTGGTGCCGAAGCTCGTCTCGACAACGTAGGTCAGCCCGCTCTGCGAGCCCTGTGCATAGGCCATGAGTTGGGCCTCCTATAGCGTGCGCTTAGTTAAAGGATTTCCATTTGATGACGACCGGCGTCATCCACCAGGGCGAATCGAGCAGCGGGGTGGCGCTGATTTCCGCCCATTCCGTTTCGACGTTGACGCTTCCGCTACTCAGGATCGTGCCGGCGTCGAAGGCGTCGATGATCGCGTCTGCGTTGTCGAGGCCGGCTAGCTGGCCCCTGCCTTCCTCTGTGAACACGTCCACCAGCAGCGTGCCGTCATACCGCTTGAGACCGTCGGCAGTTACGTCTGAAGGCCGACGGGAAAGTGGCTGGAAGTGCACCCGCCACCACGTCGACCCATCGGTCGGATCAAAGCGCGCGTTGTCCCAAGCGATGCCACTGGTCGCGGGCGCGCCCGTCACGTTGCTGATGTTGCCTTCCAGCGCGGCGCGAATCTCTTGAAGCACCGACGCCATCAGGTAAAGCGCCCCTCTCGAAGTCTACGGATGCGTTGCGCCGTCTGTTGGGCGATCATCGGCGCCATCGCGACCGTGCTGCGGACCATCGCGGCGGGCACTCGGCCCGGCTGGTCTCGACGCCCGAACTCGACGGCGGCGGCATATTCGGCGTTGTTCGCGAAGAACAGGGTGTCTCCCACCTTGACGCTGTTGGCGACAAGGTTGAGTCGACTGATGAGCAGCGGATCAGGCGGCGGGAACTTCGATGCTCCCGCCCCGCGACTTGCCGACTCGATCGGGACTGCCTGCCGCCCATCCGGCAGGTTGTTCTTGTACGCGGCCCAGTTCGCGCGCAGGTTGCCCGTATCGACCGGCGTGCGCTTGATCGTCTCCTCCATCAAGTCCTGCGAGAGTTCCTCCACAAAGATGTCGAGACGAGTCCCGACCTCTTTGACGATCCGAGACAGGTCGACTGAGAGATTCTGAGCTTTCGCCATCAGTCCGATACCTCAAGGGCATAGGCGACCACGCTGCCGCCGACCCGGAATGTCTGCGCCTCGTAGATCGTCACGGGGTCGCCAACGCCGACTAGCTGGTCATCCGTGGTCGGCGTCTTCGTGAGGGCGCTCCCATCCGTCTGTTTCGCCGCCATGAGCGCGCGCCGCTTGCCTCGCTCGACCATCGTCCGCCCGGAGGCTTGATCGATCAGGTCAGCAAGCCGGTCCTTGCGCTTCACGAACGCAACGTATACCGACTCGTCATCGTCTGTACCCGCGCCGTCTGTTCCGCCGGTCGCGGGGTTATACGTCCCCTTCGCCGTGCGCCGGAACGTGACCGCTTCCCCGAAGTCGGTGAGCAGTTGAATGACATTCGCGCCGAGAAGGTCGCCGTAGCTCACTGAATCCGCCGTCTAGCCTGTTCCACGGTCGATGACCATGCGGCATCGCAAGCCCACGGCCTCGGATTTCCATGATAGCATATGACCGCCGCACCCTCGGGGACGGCCCCGCTGGGCTGGCAGTGTTTCTTGTAGCTCACGACTTGCGGCCCGAACCGCTCCGGGGGCTGGTGCAGACTATCCCGGATGAACCCCTGATCACCCCACCGGCGGCCGGTGCGATACTGCGCCATCCACGACTCCGGGTCTCGCCGGAACCTCTGATATACCTCATTCGGCGCATCCCCATGCCACGCCATCATGCCCGACGCCGGATTCTGCGGGCGATAGAAGTCCGACAGCATTGTGAACCGATCAGATGTGAGCGCGCCAAGGTCTGACAGAACGTCGGTATCGAGGTCGAGGTAGATCACCGGGCCATCGAACAGGCCGGCCCGGAATAGTTCGATCTTGCTCCACCAGCCCGGCCAGTCGTGCTCAAGCGGGATTCGTTGTGGCGCCGCTGTATCGTCGCTGAGACATACGAACCGCGCGCCGGGCGTAGTGTCCTGAACTTGGGTCAACAGCCGCCAGACGTGCTCAGGGGTGTACTCGCCGCCGGAGCGGAGGACGGTTGTGATGGTTAGCTGCATGGGGTTGACCTCGGGCGTCGGGGGTGCGAGGATTCGGGTGCAGCGATTGGCTGCGGTGCTCTTGGAGGATGCTATGCGTTTTGGGCGACATAAAGGCTCTGGTCGTGATTCGGTGCGCGAAGGCGGGTCTCGCGAAAAAAAGGCGTCTGTTTCTGTTTCCAGGACAGTTCAGATCGGAGACGACGGACTTAAGGTTGTTTTTCACGAAAGCTTTATCGTGATTGAAAAATATTCACTATTCGGCGCAAACATGATCTATGTAAGTCAATCCGAAATCGAAGGCTTCATCCAAGCCCTTTTCGATTCCACAGAAGAATCAGAATCCCTCAAAGCAGCCCGCGACGCCGCCTTGTCGGTCATGGCTGGCCGCAAGGGGAACTAGCCGCCTGCGGTGGGGTAGCGCGGGGGCTGGTCATTTCAGCCATGAATCATCCCCCGCATACCCAAGGTCCGCCATGCAATCATGAAGTTCCGGGAACCGCGCAAACTGGTCCCGGAGCCGAGGCATGTGGTCGCGCCAGTCGTGGCCCTTGTCGAGCGGCCTGCGCCCGTTGAGGGCCTTCTCTAGCCTCTCTGGCGTCCGGTGCTTCCAGAAGTCCGCGAAGTGTCCGACATAGGAAAGCCCGAGCCGTCTACCTAGACGCGCCTGCACGGTCTGAGGGTCGCGGACTAGCTCCTCGTACTGGACGCGCTCGCCTTCAAGTTGCTGGATCGCCCGCCACTGCCGAAGCAGTCCGGGCCTGCCATTGCGGTCACGGTCGGCATCGCAGAAGTATTTGCCCGGCGCGGACCAGTGCTGCGAGGTCAGGACCGCGCGCGGGTCTCGAATGCAGATAATCCGGCGGCGGTCGGTCTGCCAGAAGATGTCGATAGGCCGCTTAGTGATGACCTTCGCGTCGTCTGCCACAGAGGCCCCGGGCGCTTCCTTGTCGAAGAACGCATATCCGTAAACGGTGGTCCGCAGCATGTTGTACAGCATGGTTGTGCCGGACCGGCAGAACCCGCAGACGACGATTGCGAGCGGTGGCGTCATCGGTAATGCCCTTTGACCCACTCGGCCTGATCCATGCTCGGATCGCGAGCGCCGGAGAAGAACACGAGGCGCGCGTCGGCCGGCAGGCGATTGCCGATGACGTTCTTTTCGTATACGCCGCACTCCGGTCCGACAGTAGCGACATCGGGTCCTAGCGTTGTCGTCATCCACGCCTGGTCCGATCCGACAAGCCACCTCCGGCCGTTGAGCTTCGCCATGAGAGCCGCAGCCTCGTCGGGGGCCTTATGGTATAGGTTCCAGACGTGAGGCGCGGCCCCGCGATCCATGATGCAAAGCGCGCCGTTGTAGTGCTGGCCCGGTTTCTTTCCGTGGATGTAGCGATTCAGCACCACCGGCTCCGGCCGCCCGAAGATGTGGTCTACGTTGCCGATGACGACGCAATCCAGGTCGAGCCATCCGTACCGATCGCCAATCGATGCGCTCACGGGAACCGGAAGCGCCGACGGGTCAAAGAGCTTGAGGCGGTGCCAGCAGCCACCGTGCGGGCTCAGGTCCCACAGGGGCAGGGTAGCGCACTCCGTGATCCCGGCGGCGTCGTCAGTGATGCACAGCAGCTTGTGGGGGATGGTCAGGTTCCGGCGCAGCATCCGCGCCCATCGGTTGACGTGCTCAGCGGTGTAGTTGCACACATGCGGCAGGAAGTGGCCTTGCTCTTGGCGTCGCCACTTGAAGGCGATGATGGTGATCATGCGCGGCTCATTCCCGGTACCCAAGAGCCCGGCGCCCAGCCGCCTCGGCCCGCGCGACCGCCGAGCAGTGGTCGGCGTCCCATCGATGGCAGCGATCAATCAGGTCCGCAAGCCACGAGTCCGGCGCGAGACGCCCGACCATGCCGCTCACAGTCTCGCGCGGCCTCGCCCACGGCATGAGCGAACATGCCGCCATGTTCACGGCGAGGTAGACTCGAAAGCCCCAGAGAGCAAGTCCTCGCAGAGCGCATCCCACAGGCCGCCCCACTGGCCCCCGCCAATCAAAGGCACGTCGGAGTAATCCTTCGGGGTCCACGGCCATGCGAGGCTCGTTTCTAGCAGTGTCCATTCGTCGTGATCCTTTAGCACGTCAAGAGCCACGAAGCGCGAGCCGATGCGTCGGCCAACCTCGGCAGCGTAGTCGAGCAGCGAGTCATGCAGCGGCGTGAACTCGCATACCCCCTTGGTGTTGCCCGTCTGCGCGACCGGGCGGTCCTTGTAGTTGTACCGCTCGAAGATCGCCATGCGATTTCCCACGATGTTGACGCGGTAAGTGCGGTCATGGGGGATGAATCGCTGAATGAGCAGGTAGCCGCGCTGCCGAGTGAACGTGCGGTCTGCGCATCGGTTAACCTTAATGCCCTCGCCGCTGAATGCCTGCCGGGCATGTTCCTCGTACTCAGCGCGGCTCTTGATGATGCGCACGTTGACCGACGACGCGCCCTCGTCGGCCTTGCTGACCACGGGGAAGTCGGGCGCGCATGACAGTGCGTCATCAAGCGACGAGAAACGCTGCGTCTCGGGCATCAAGTCGCCCCACCGCCGCCACTGTTCGCTCTTGTCCTCGTAGACCTCGACCTGTGCGCGGTCCTGAATCATGCCGTCTAGAAGCCCGCGCATGTGGGCGTCCAAGTCGCGGTGCGCCGGCATGTGCGCCGGATGCGGACGGATGAAGCCCCAGCCGTCGCCGTCGATGTCCTCGATCCCGCCGATCCGCTTGTGCTGAATGCCCGCGCGACGGCAGGCATCCCCGATGTGCTCGTGCCAGACGTGGCGGGAGTCGAAGGTGTAGAGGTTCATTCTTCGTGGGCTGCGATGATGGCGAGGGCGATGGCGCGTTTGAGGTCGGGGTCACAGTGCTGACCCTCATTGCCTAAGTCATCCGCGTTATACGCCCAAGCGTCCCACTCCCCCTGATATTCGAGCCCGATTCGGCATTGCTCCATCAGCGGCCCCAACTGGCTCCAGTCGTGGAGGGGGTCCCACGGTTCGCCGGGACTCCACGGGTGCTGGTGGTAAACCAGCCGATCATCGGCCACAGACACCCATTCCTGCATCGCTCCGATGCGCGGTGACGTAACCGCCAAGCCCGCAATCTCCGCCAAACGCCGGTTAATCTCGTAATCAGTCATCCCGTCCATCCTCATCCCCGCTCATATCCACCACGTTATACCCATACTCAAGGAACACGTCATCCCCCGCCCAGGCAGTCACCACGTCAAGGGTCTCGTCATCGTAGTAGTCGATCCACGGCCCGCGCTGGCTGGTGTTCTCGCGCGGCAGGTTGACCGGCTCGCCCACGATTGCCTCCACATCCTCGGCTAGATGCTCGAAGCGCGCGAAGACATCCAGCACCAGCCCGCCATGCCACGAGGTCTGATTGCGAAACAGCCAGCGATGCCCGCCGGCCCACCGCTGATCGCCCGGAAGGCAGGCACGCGCGAAGTCCGCAAAGCTCTCCGGGTCGCCGCCCGTCTCGCGAACCCGAGCCTTGGCCTTGTATCGGTCGCCGTCGCGCAGGCAGGTCGAGGCCCAAATAGATACCGCACGGTCATATGGGTTGCGAACCACGGTCCACTGCACCGGGCGCTCGCGACCATCGGGGCGGCCATGAAAGCCGGCACCCGCCCGCTTCCCGCCGACAGCAGGCAGCGCGCGATAAAGCGTGTTCGTCGCGCACTTCATGGTGCTGATGAATAGCCAGTTGTCGTGGGTGATCATTCGCGCCTCGCTCGTTAGTAGAGGTCGGACAGGCTGGAAACCTGGAATGCCTCAATCCGAGACCGAGGCTCACCAATGAAGTTGATCACGCGCACACCCGCATTCTTGAAATGCTGCGCTGCGAGATCGAAGTCGCGCGCCCAGTTCGCCATGAATCGGTCGCCGCGCTTGTTGTGCCAGAAATACCCCTCGTGGCAATGCGTCTTCCGGTCGGGGCCATAGCTCATATCGTACCCGAGCATAGCCACATCGCGGGCGCGCTTCAACCACGCAAGGCAAAGGGCCGCATAGCCGGTGTTCGTGCCGTAGAGGTCGCACGGGTTCTTCGGGAGCCCGGAATTCCGGCGCCGGTACAGCCAGTGGACGCGCGGCCCCGTGATAGTGCCGACAACGGGGTGATTCGGGGGGAGCGCGATGAACGCCTCGCCGCCATCGTCCACGAACTGCTGGATGCGCTCGCGGTCGTTGCGGACCCAATTTTGGTCGAGGGTCACGAGCGCGTCCGTCTTCGCGTAGAAGGCCGAGCGGTTGCAGCCGAGCAGTCGGCCGAGCGGGCGGAGGGCGTCGAAGTCGAAGTCGGTAATGGACGACCCGCCGCCGATGATGTACAGCGGCCGATCGTCCCAGTAGGGCGCCGAGACTTCGGTATAGAGGCCGGTCGGGTGGTCGGCCGTGGTCATGGGCGGCTCCGTTATCTACCGTAGAGCCAAGTTTCTTCCTCGGTGTCCGGCGGGTCCTCGAACTGACCCCGACGGAACCTCGGGAGCGGCCGGTCATCGTCGTCGTCTGCGGCGTCCATATCGGAAATCGAGATGCCTCCGGCTTTCGGCTGTCCAAGCGCCGCGCCCTTGAGCTTGGCCTCGCGGTCGAGGCGAGAGGCGAGGCTCAGGTAGTGCGCTTGAAGGTCGCCGTAGTCAGCGCGCACGCCCTCGAATGCCGTGTTCACTCGGCGCCCGTAGCTCGCGGCGATAGCGCGGGCCGAAGCAGCCGCAGCGCCATACACGTCATCGCCGGACTGCGACAGATAGAACGCGATCGACTCGTCCGTTACCTGCTGGTCATTGGTGTCGGTGTCGCCCACCAACAGGCGCACAGCATCGCGGCGCTCGGCTGCGGTGTCTGTGCCGGGGGAGTCGGTGTAGGTCCAAGTCAAAGCTCCGCCCTCTTATCCCGGATCGCCTGCCGCTGATCCACCTTACTCACTTTGTAGGGCGCACCGATGGCGTCGGCAATCTCGCGCAGTTCCGGCATCGTCTCGATCGCGTCGAGGTCGTCCGTCTCGGGCTCTGCGGGCTCGGACTCGTCAGGCTCTGGCGAGGGCTCGGCGGCGACCGGCTCCGGCTCCGGGGCAGGCTCCGGATCAGGCGAGGGCGAAGGCTCCGGCCTCGGCGCATCCAGCGGCACCGCCACGCTGTCGGGCTCGTGTTCGATCCATCCAGCGTCGAAGTATTGCCGCATCCGGCGCTGATCGATACCAGCCTTGCGCCAGTCGATCACTTCGCCCGGCTTGTACGTCCGGCCATTCGCCTTGATGGCGCCGCGACGTTGCGTCACGACACACGGGCGCCCCGCATTGAACGTGCGCTCGCGGAATGCCGAGTAATTCCCGGTGCGTCGTCGTGCCATGCCGATACCTCTGATGCCGTCGGGTTCAGGGCCTCTAACAAACGAAACCCCGCGCCCTATGATAGCAGCGCGGGGTCCGTGTGGCTACCTAGTGCCGATCGATCAGGAAACGATCGAAGACCAGAAGTAGCCCATTGCCGTGGTCACGACCTTCTGGTCGTAGGCCATGCCGCCCTCGATGCGGTTCGACTCCAGGTGCGGCATCGGGATGCGCTTCATCGCGATACCGAAGTCGTTGGCCTGGTTCAGATAGCCGCGCCACGAGAACGTGTAACCAGCGGTCGGCGTCATCAGGCCCGGCTGCGGTGCGGAGTAGCACAGCATGGCATTCCCGGTCTGCACGTCCACGATCGGATCGCCCGACGCGTTGTCGGCATCCCAGCGGATCGTCTGGACCGAGGTCGGGGACGAATCCACGCCCGTCACGTCGGTATCCCAGACGCTCGTGGTCATGTAGGTCGATGCGAAGTTCCGCTCGCGCTGGATCAGGAGCTTCTGCATGACGTACTGAGCGGCGGCGTCCTCAAGGTCGAGAGCGGCGTCCGCGTTGGCGAGCGTCTGAAGGTCCACGTCCTGGTGCCAGAAGATCGGGTCGCAGAAGTACGACGCCGTGCTGTCCAGCCGGAAGCCACCGCCAGCCGACTCCGTGCCGGGCGCGCGCTTGCGGGCCTCGTCACGATTGAAGTCGCCTCGGAAGTGCCATCTGTCAGGCTCCTTTAGATGCGTCGATTACGCGAAGTCGCCGCGCGGCTCGAAGATGATAGAAATGATGTCGCCATCGGTGCCGGTCTCAAGGGCCGTTCCGAGGATGACATCGCCCGTTGCGGAGTTGACCGCCTCGCCGGAAGCGTCCGACGAAACCGGGCCGCCGCGCGTCACGGCGCCGCCGCACGAAACCTTGGTAACGCCGGCATAAGCGACCTCGGCCGCTCGGCCTGCAGCGGAGGGGTCGTTCTGGAGAACGCCGTCCGCCTGCGCACCGTCGCCGGTCGGGTCGACTTGGCCGTCAGCAGAAACGCTAACGAAGAAGAATTGCTTTGCGCTCAGGTCTGCACCGGCCTCAAGCGTTACGCACTTCTTGCTGTCTTCAAACGCCATTTGAGCGCCTCCTTACTTGCGGGCCTGGGCGCGAAGCTCGCGGCCCTCGGCGGTTTTGACGACCTCGGCGTACGCGGTCTCATAGGTGACCGCCTTCTCGGAGGCGTAGTTCTTGGCGAGCGTGTCGAGCTTGCTGGCCGGATCGTCAGCGTGGGCGTCACCGACTGCGGTGCGGCCCTTCTCGACGAATTGCTCCTTGACCGCAGCGTCAGCAGCGCGCAGTGCCTTGACGGCCTCCTCGCGTGCGGCTTCGTCAGCGATGGCGTCCACGGCCTTGAGCAGCGCGCCCTTCACTTCCGGCGTGCCGGCGAGGTTCGGGACCTCGGCGTCAGCGCGCTTGGCGAGGGTTTGCGCCTCGGCGTCGGATTCGAGCTTTTCGAGGCGCTTGAGCAGCGGCTCCGGCACGGCGGACTTGAGGACCCGCTCGCCGTCCATCTCGATGTACTCGGGCTCGGCGCGCTTGGTCACGTCCGTGCCTTCCACGTCATAGCCGGCCTCGTCGAGAGCCTTGGCAAGCGCGTCACGCTCACCTTCGACTTCCTCTTTGGCCGCCTTGAGGGTGGAGACTTCCGACTCCATTTCCTCCAGACGCTTTGCCAGTTCATCCGGGGTCATAGCCGGACCTCCATCGTCATCGCCGGGCGTGCCGGCTTTCTCAGCATCGGAGAGCATCCGGCGAACCTCCGCCATGAAACCCTCCACGTTGTCGCGCATCCGCTTGTCGCGTTCTTCGCCGTGCATTCCCTTCGCGGCTTCCTGCATCGATTCGTGCAGGGCGGCGATCAGCGGGCTCATGCGTCGCTCAAACTCGTAGCCGCGCTCCATGTCGAGCATGTCCGCCAGTGCGGCGGAGAACTCGGAGCGGGGCTTGTCGTAGGACTTGGCGACCCATTCCGCCACGTCATCAGTCGTCGCGGGCTCGGCGTTGCGCTTCCACAGGGCGACGCGCGCGTGCTGATTGGCGGGATCGTCCACGAGACTGACCTCGTCGAGCTTGATGCGCTTGAGCCGGTGAGGCGTGGCGGGCATAAGCGGTTGCCTGTATAGAACAAATCGATCTTGACTTGCAGTCGCGGATAGTATAGCACGCGATAACGTGGGGTTATAAGGGCGGGGTTGACGTGGGGGTGTGGGTGTGGTTTGATTTTGCTGTTAACAAAGAGCCATCGGGGCGTGGTGCAACGGAAAGCACACCGCCTCGGCCACTCAATGGCGACCTCCGGCCCGAGCGCACTCGGGGATCAGCACAGACGCGGAGGGCCGGCCGGCTCCGCGCGCCGCTGAACGCAACGGCCCGGACGATTCGGGGAGGTCGCCGCCTACACCGGAGACGCACCATGAAATGCCCCGCCTGCGGATACGAAAAGAACCCCGGCGAGGAAGGCGAGCCTTTCGAGGAAATCAAGGTGCCGGGTGGCTTCGAGAAGATCGCTATGGCCTACCTTGACGGGAAGCCGGAACAGATGATGCCGGCTCTCGTCCGCCTCTACTCCTGCCCGAAGTGTCAGTGCGTGCGGGCGGATTGGTAGGCTCTCGCGTTCCTTAGACTGCCTCCCTAACAGCCCTCCCCCCAACAGAAAACGCCCGAAGATCACCGGCAAGAAACTTCGCCCATGCGGAGTCGTCGGTGATCTTCTGGGCGATGATCCACCCCTCGCGGCCGTTGGTGTCCACCCCTAGCGTCTCTGCCAGAGCGAAGGTCAGCGGCATCGAGTGGACCGTCACCCCGACTTGCTCGCCCTCGTGCATGAGCTTGACGGCGCGCTCGTCCATCATGTACTCGGTCGCGGCTCGCTCTAGCTCCTCGGGGGCGATGATGTCCCCCTGCCGATCGGTTACGGGCTCGCCGTCCTCAGTAACCACCGACGCCCACCCGTACACAAGCCGCTGGGCCTCATCGACCTTGATGACCTCCGCCTCGATTTCCACGACCTCGCCGTCGTCGTGCAGTACGCCCGCCTGCTTCCCGACCAGCCGTTCCAGGACTTCCACCAGCCTAGGAATCCAGCCGGCGTCATCGTCACCCTCGGCCCCGATCCCAGCACGCTCGCTCATGCCCTCAAGGTATTCCTCGTGGGTCTCTCCGGGCATGTAGACCGCCTGCCCGTCCGCCGTCTGGTGCGTGTGAATCGCCCCGCCGAAGCCAAGGTCGAACGATGCCGAACGCGCCTCGTCCGGCAGCGTGTAGGCGTGGTCGTTCATGTAGCGCTTGTCGGTGCGTTCTTCTTGCTGGCGAACGATCCGCTGCGCCCACTCGACCCCGGCGGTCCCGCCCCACCCGAGCCACGCGACGTGCCCCGCGTCCTTCCACGGCTCGCCCTTGTACTCCTCCGCCACGTCGGCGTTCTGCCGGTGCCGCGCGAACTGGCTCATGCGCTTGACCGTATCGAGCGACAGCGGCTCATTGCTCGCAAGCTGGTTCGCACGAGTCCAGCCGACGCGCGTCATGCCCTTCACCTCGTCGCCATGCTCGTCGCGCCAGCGCAGCACCTTGCGGGCGTTGTCACGCGCGGTCTTCGGCGCGCGGAAGGTCTGCTTCCCGACGCGCGCGGGCTCGTCGTCTTCCTCGTCGTCCTCGTCGTCCGGGTCCAGTTCTTCGCGGAACCGCCGAGGCACGCCGGCAGCATCGCCCCCCGTGTTGACGTCACTGCTAGAAGGGAGCGCCTTCTTGACCCAGTCGCCGGAGTCGTTTTGCTCATAGCCGGCATTCGCGAGCGCCGCCCACGCAGACGCGAACGCAACCGCATCGCTGCGCCCGTTCGATAGCTGCGAGTTGACCACCTCGCGGAACAGGCGCTTACCCTCCGCGCTCGGGATCGCGCCGCGCACCCGGTCCGGCAATTCAGCGTTAGAACCAAACGGCATTGTTACCACTCCTCAGTGCAGCGGCCGGTTAAGATAATTGTTCCGGTGGACGAAACGGTGCGGACGCAGAAGCTAACGGTCTGACCATTCGGGATGTCAAAGTCGACATTGCTCGCTGCCAGAACGCCCTTATTGATGTTGGACCCAGCGGCGACAAGCTGCTGCCATATCAGCGTGCCCCCTGATATCGCGGTCGCCTGATAATCTGATTCCAGCGCTTGCTCGTCCGCCGCATGGCCTCGCGGCGTATCAAAGGTCGCATCAGTAAGGGTGCCGTCTAAAACAACCTGAACGAGGCACGGCGATGACCCGACGATCGCGTCAAACCCCTGTAGTTTGATGCTGCGATCCCCGAATCCTGATTTCCGCCGAAAGCTCACGAGCGGAATCCGGGTCGTGCTAGTCGATGTGCTAGCCCTGAACTCCGAACAGAACCGGACCTTGGGGATATACGTCCCGACGATGCTGTATTGCCGGCCGCCAACGCTAAGGCTGTAATCCGCAGCGGTCGCGCCATTCTCGACGTTTGCGAAGACTCGCAGGTTAGGCGTCTGAAGCGAAACCCCGTCCATCTTGACAGAGTGGCATGGGATGAAGTGCTGGCGCTCGAATCCGTTAGAGTCTTGGATAATACCGACGACGCCGAACAGGATTTGCCCGAACCCGTACCAGGTAAACTCGATCTGGAAGATGACGCCTTCTGTTACGTCAAGCGTATAACCCGAGCGCCCCTTGCCGTTGAGCTTGTCCTGATTCCAGTCTGCCTGATAGACCTTCTCGACAAAGACTCCGCCCTTCTCGATGGCGACGAACAAGCCGGAAGCGTCCTGCCCGAAATAGACCCCGTTGTCCTCGTCCTCTCCGATACCGCCCCAAAGCGCCTGCTGCTCGCCCGTTGCAGCAGTCGGAATCAGGATTCCAAGGCCGATCTGTGCGCCATAGCCAGGGATATAGCGGCCAATCTCCGCGCTAGTTAGTTGCGCAGTGCTGCTCGCAGTGGCGCCGGTCGCAACGTTGATGCTGCCCGTGCTATTCGTTACCGCCCCCGATCCCGTCTCAGTCACCAAGTCGCGCAGCACGGAAGTCCCATAGCTGCTGTTCAACTCGATGATCGGCGTTCGCCCGGCGGTCAGGACTTCGCCAAATTGGGTCTCGTTCTCCGAGGCGACACGGATTGCGCCAAGCTCGGAATAGTCCGCTCGGTCAATGACTTCGTAGATTCGATTGCCGTAGCTATCGCCCATTACGCTGCCGCTCCCTCGGGAACAAGGCCGAGAAGTTCGGCGGAGACGACGCGCTGGAACACGGCGCAGCGGCACTGAACAACATTTGCAGTCGCCCCACTCGGATCACCCGGAAAC